AGCAGCTTCTTCGCCCAATCGGGCAGACCATTTTTTATCGCTGCGACGGCTTCAGAGATTTTCGTACCGAGGATTGCCCCAAGGTCCCAGCCGGTCAGGTATTTGAGCAGCCCGGCGAAGCCCTCCATCATCAAGTTGATCGGGTTGTACTCGAGCCAGACCTTCACGATGCCGTTGATGATCCCGTCGCTGAAGGCAGCTTTAACGCCTGCCCACTTCTCAGTGAAGAAAACGACAAGGTTGTCCCAATTTTTGTAGATGACGAACGCTGCTGCGCCGATCGCGAAAACCGCCGCGAGGAACCATCCAACAGGTGTCAGGGCCATGGCCACGCCCAGCCCCTTCAAGGCCAACGCCAGATTCAGCACGCTCATCACCAGCCCGCCGCCGATGTACAAGCCGAGCGCCGCGAAGATCAGGTTCGCACCACCGAAGGCATCGCTTAGCGTGCCGATTAGGCTGATCAGTGGCCGAATACCGTCTGCAAGGTCACCGACAAAACCAACGACCTTTTCGATGTTGCCCGGCAGGTTGGCCGCGAATGCGGTGGCGAACGCCTCGATCTGCGGCCGGTACTTGACGATGTTCTCGATCAGCTTGGCGCCGAGGATGTTCAGCTGCGGTACCAGGGAGCTCCCGATGGAGTTGCCAACGCCACTGAGCGCAGCGCTGATCGTGTCCAGCGTGTCGCCAAAGACTTCGCCCTCGCGAACGGCACTGTCAGAGATGACGATACCCAGGCGCCTGGCCTCGTCCGCCATTTCCTTGATGCCCGCGCCGCCACCACGGATCAGTGGCAACAGTTCGGTAGCACTCTTGCCGAAAATCTTCACCGCTGCTTCCGCCTGCAACGACGGATTTTTGATCTTGGAAATTCGGTCAACGAACATGTCGAACTGAGCGTCAGAACTCTTCAGCTTGCCCGAAGAATCTTTGATGCTGATGCCCAGGCCCTTGAACATTTCCTTCAAGTCTTTCGAACCTGCTGCCGCCTTGCCTACGTTGATCTGCATTTTCTGCAGCGCGCCGCCCAGTGTTTCAGCAGACGACCCCGTCAGTTTTGCCGCAAAGCTCAACTCCTGGAACCGCTCACGGCTGATGCCGGTGCGTTCGGCAGTGTCCCCGATTGCGCCAGTAGCATCGGCAAAACCCTGTAAGAACATTTTCAAGGCAGCGCCGGTGATGCCAAGTGTCGCCCCCAGCCCGAGCAGCCTTTGCGCACTCGAACTGACTGCTGTGCCGATACCGCCAACCGCACTGCCCACACCCTTCAGGCTGTTCGCAAAAACCGGAAGGCCGGTGCGATCGAGCGCCCCGGCAATACCAGCACTTGCCGATTTAACCTTTGAGAAAATACCGCGTAATGGGGCGGTCAGCTTGTCGACGGCTTTGATGACGACGTCTAGGGAGTATCCTTTGTTTGCCATCCGACCCATTCCTCAGTGCGTTCAAGCCACCAGTCCAGCTGTTCGAAATCCATTTCCATGACTTCCGTGGGCTGAACGCCCATCACCTTGACGACGACAGTCACTCCTGACTCCCACCCCCGAGGTGCTTCAGTAAAAAATCACGGGCTTCCTGAATCAGGACAGCCTGATCATCCTCGCTGAGTTCTTCGATCATGGCGGGTGGCTGGCCAACCATCTTGGCGGCCAGGTCAATCAGGGTGGCGAAGTCCATGTCGACGCCACCACTGCCTTTGCCATCAGAGGTAATGCGCAGCGCATGGCCACGCAGATACTTCAACTTCCGGGTGACCGTGACTTCGGTGAAGGTTTGCTTGCCGAACTCGACCGTCTCTCCCAGCGGGATAACTTTTTCCTTCGCCATCAGCGAACCTCCTCAGCCGAAATGCCTTCTATACGAAGGGCGATGTTGCCCTCATCGGTGTTGCCGGTACCCTCGCCGGCGTACCAGCCCTCGCGCAGCATGATGACCTTGCCGTTCGCCAGTTCCAGCGTGACGGTCGCGTCCTCAAGGGTGAGAAGGTCCTCAAGGTTCAACTCATTTCGGTCGGTAATTTCGCCCTCAATGAAGGGAATCTGCGGCACTTCCTTGTAGCCGTGTACGCGATCGCTACCGACCACGCCCTCTTTCTTCGGCAGTCCGAGGTTGTAGGTGAAGTTGCCCTTGGCGAAATACATGTCGCCGTTGATCTTCAAGGCGATGAGCCCGCCAATGCGGTTTTTGCCTGACATGTTCTATATCTCCTGGCCGCCGCCGTTACAGGCGGAACTGAATTTTGTTGGCGACGATCCGCAGTTGGTTCACCAGGTCCGGTGGCAAGAGCATGTCCATCCGGTTCGGGTCGCTGGCATTGCGCTCGGCGACGAGGTTGGCCTTGAAATCGGCCATGTTTTCGGCCAGCCCCAAATCCTCCCATTCGCGAAACTTGGCGATTGCCTCGGCCTTCATCACTACAGGGGTGACCACTGCCTGGCCGATCCCGTAACGCGTACCGTCATCGGCGAGCTTGTGCCGCGGGTACTTGCGCTGGATGTAGTCGCGCCAGTCGTGGCGGATGAACATCAGGGTGAACAGCGTTTCGCTGTCCAGGTAGCTGATATCGGAGGCGCCGGCGGCGTTGGTTTTGTAAGTGGTGATCAACCGCTCGACGAGCATGGTGCCGTCAGATCCGACCTTGCTGGTGGCGATCCCGTCGAACAGCAGCAGGTTGCGCTCCTCGTTGGTGAATCGATCAGCAGCGGCTGGTGCCAAGCACCAGGCATAGCCCAAGTTCTGGATAGGCCGGGCCGGATCGATGGCCGCGTAATAAGCAGCTATCGCCATCGTTTCAGCGGCCTTCTCGTAAGCCGGCATCGGCTCATCGTTGGCCATGATGATGGTGAGGTGCTTGCTGTCGTGGCTGTCACCGATAGCGCCGAGCGAACCCTGGGTGCCGCGAGCGGCCGCAAATGCGTGCGCCTCGATCTCGCGATTCCAGGCGAAGCGGCTGTTCAGTTCGGTTTTGATGCTGGCCAAACTGGCGGCATCGGTGTACGGAACGGCCCAGGTGTGCAGCCACTCATCACCGAGGGCAGCCAAGGCGGTATCCAGTGAAGGGTTACCGGCGCCGTTCGTAAATGCAGTGACGGTGACACCCACACCAGCAGGCAGGACCTGACCGGCGTAATAATTGACCCGAGCGTTCAAGCTGTTGCCGGTCTCGCCTTTATGGCGACTGGTCAGCGTCACAGTGGCAGAGGCCGCGACGGCGGTGACAGGCATGTCGGCGGCGGCGGTGATGGCCGCAGCAGCGGCTGTAGCAATGGCCGTTGCGGCGTCACCACTGACAACACCGACCGAAACCCGCCGGCCAGCAATCATCAACTCGACCGTGCCGGACGCGGTAGCCTGGCCGGTGAAGACCAAGGTTCCGGTCGCGGCCACACCGGCGACGTTGTCGATCAACGGCATTACCTGCAGCTCGGTGTAGGTGTCGATGGCCATGGCCGCGCGCACCATCCCCGCGAGCATAGAACCAGCGCCAAACTGCGTATCAGCTTGGGCTGGGCTGGTCACCCGGATCAAAGTGTTGGCCACAGCGAGACCGGCGGCCAGCTTCTGGCCGATCAACAGGCGACGGTACGTAACCGACTGCGGACCGCGAACGGCCTGACTGTTATCGATCTCGCTGTAGACGCCCGGCTTGCGCAGCGATCCAGGCCCAGGGATGGTGTCGAATCCGATGCTCATTATTTCTCACCTTTTGGGATCGGGGCCTGATCAACAGGCTGTTCAGTTATGAATTCGACGTCCCCGGCTACCTTCTTGCGCAGCCAGTAACTGTTCGTTTCCAGCGTCTTGCCTTCGGCGGGCAGCGCTTCATAGGTGCCAGGGATCCGCACCAAGCGCCCCACGACGGGTTTAACCAGCACTCGGGTTGTCATGGATTCAGGTCCTCGATGATCGTTTTGGCACGATCCGGCGGGTTGGGCTGGGCGTTGTCCAAGCTGTACTCAGTGCCCAGCGTGTTGAAATCAGGAAGTGTTTCGTTGAAAAGGTCGTCGGGGTGACGGTCCAAATACGACGCCTCGAAGATGAGGCGACAGGCGCCGGTCAACTGCTCCGACTGATCAAGCAAAACCATTCGAGAGCGGACGTATTGAAGATCGTTAACGGTGTCACCAAGGGTGTCGTCCATCAGCAGCAAGCGCTCGACTTGTCGAGCCAAGGTGTCGAGGGTGTCGTCCAGCGCACCGTTGCCCTCAGCGTGGATCTCTACCACCAGTTCGACCTTGCGCAGGTACTCGCGGGGCGCCTGGTTAAAGATCTCTCCCGATTCGTCCATCGTGTAAACGATGATCGCGGGGAGTTCGCTCTGCCAGCCGTTGGAAATAAGCGGTGCCACGCGGCTGGCATAAACGCTCGACCCTGCATTGGTGGCACCCAGTAAGACAGCAACGGCCTGCTTGCGGATCAGTTCTCGTGGATGTGCCATGTCTAAGCCTTGCGCAGGAACAGCGTCACGCCGGCTACGCCGTCTGCCTGCACGTCGTTGATGGTGTACAACACACCGCGAGCCTGGACTCGGTCGCGACTCGTGGGTTTGTTTGGCAGATCGATCAGGCGGACGCCAAGGATCGGGTTATTGCTCGATACCGGGGCGCCCGTCTCGGGATCAACGGACACGTGCGCGGTATCGAACACCGCTTGGGCCAGGGCCACGCCGGGCGCGACCCCATCAGTCAGCCAGTACACCGCGCCCTCAGGATCAAGGGTCGCCGAGGGTTCGCTGAATGTGCGGATCGAAACGCCGAGCATGCGCTGGGCCATGGAGGCCCAGACCATTACACCGGTGCCGGAGCGGAGACACCGTTGAGTCGGCACGCACCGGTCGCACTCGGGTTAGCCGCGATCTCGGTGGCCATGCCGACCAGTACCAGGCCGGTGGCAGAGACGTTGGTCAGCACTCGGGTGCTGGTGTTCATGAACAGCAGGTCGCCAACTGCCCAGGCTTGGGCGCTGGTCTTGTTCAGGCCAAACACGCCTTCGAGCTTGAGCACCACAGGCGCGCCGGCAACTTCGGTCGTGGCCGCCACACCGATAATCGCGCCGACTTTGTAAAGCTCGCCCGAGGTGGTGCCGCCGGCCGGTGCAGGAACGGTGATGCAGTCACCGTGCTGGATGAAAGTCTTCATTCAAGGTCCCCTTCAGAGACTGAAACTGGATAACAAAAAGGGCGCCACGCGGCGCCCTTTGGGGTTCAGGTCGAACTGGAGAGTTACGCGCCCGGGTTCTTGTACGCGCCGCGGTAATCGATCCAGCCAGCACCGAACACGAGACGGGCCTTGATCTCCATACCGTCGACTTCGAAACCTTCGCGGGTTTCGGTGAAAACGCCCTGCTCGCCTTCGAGGTATGCGTATTCAAAGGTGTCGACGGCTCCCGGTGCGGCATACAGGTACCACTGGTTACCAGTGATGCGAGCATCCACGATCACGGTCAGCGAGGCGTTGCGGACATCGTTGATGTCTGCACTCTTCGCCGGCACGTAGTTAGAGCTGGTGAACTGGTACGCCTCGAGCTCTTTGTCAGGGCCGACAACCAGGTATTCCGGCGCCAAGTTGAGGAACTCCCCCGCCTTGCTTTTCTGCTTGCGCATCGCAGCGCGAGCCGCCGCCAGGGTGGTGGTGTTGATAGCACCGCCGCTCCCTGCAACGTTGCCGTGGGCCGCGTCGAAGAACGGGGTACCGTCGGTGAAGTTGGGGTTGCCGAGAAGGAGCGCCCAGACCACGTTGGATTCAGTCGCAGCAGCAGCGTTACCCAGCGCTGCCGGGATGCGAGTGAGCGCGCCCAGGTCATCGTTCACGATGGTTTCCCAGGTGATCGCGATGATCTTACCGAACTTGGCGACCTTGATCGGGGCGCCATCTTCGGACAGCGTGCCGTACTTGTACTCGCCGTGTTCCTTGACCTGCTCCAGCGCAGCAATGTCACCCAGCGCGGCGCGAGTCACGGCACGGAAGTCCGGCACAGTGGTCTGACGGCCCAGTGGGCGCCAGGTCTGCGGCGCGTTGGTGTAGGCATCGCGCAGGGTGCGATTGACGGTGCTGCCCAGCAGCAGCGGGAAATCGCTGGTCGTGTGCATGCCGGCAGCCCGAACGGCTTGACGATCACAGCCCAAGGCCGCACGGGCCAGTTCCTGCGGCGTCATGCCCCGTGCATTACCGCCGGACATCTCGACGAACTCGCGGGCCATATCCACCAGGCGCATGCCGCGAAACTCGCGGCCGGAATCTTCGAGCTTGATTTTAGCGTCGCAGCGGTGCAGCAAAGCGTTCTGCATGGCTTCGCGTTTCGCCGTCAGAACGGTCTGGTCTTGTCCGCCAGTAACCACAGTTTGCTGGCTGTTGCGGGTGTTCGGCTGATCCTTTTCCTGGCGCTCAGCGAGCTTGTCGATCAGCGCAGAGCTGGCATCGGCAACCGACACGCCGCGCTCGATCAGATCATCGACAAAGGCTTCGTCATTGAGACTCACCTTGCGAGCCATGGTGCGGATGCTCAAACTGCGCTTACGCTCAGCCTCAGCAGATTCACGGCGCAGGGTTTCGTCGGCCGCGCGTTTCGCTTCTTCCGCCGCGCGCTTCTCTTCTTCGGTCATTGCATCTTCCTCTTGGGTCGTAGGCACGGCGGCCGTTGTTCCGGTTGGCTGGTTTGCCTCCCGAACTTCAAAAATGGTGTTGAAGCGCTGTCCTTTGTATTCGTCGGCAGTCTTGGCGCTACGGAACTTGCCGCCGTCGTCAAAGCCGATCGGAACCAGTGAAAGCTCCATGGGCTCCCAATCGACGGCGCGATAGGTCGGCAGCTTGTCGTCGGCGCTTTCGGTCACCTCGTATCGGTGCACCGCATAGCCGACGCTGATGTTGCGAAGGATCCCGTCCTGGACGTCGCTGAAGATTTTCTCGACGTCATCGCGTTTACTGAATCGGACCAGGGCACGGCCCTCTGCCCCGTCGATCCAGGCCTTCTCGACGACGCCAATCACGTCGTCCAGCTCATAGGAGTTATGAGCGTTCAAGAACGGTGCGCCGTTATTGAGACGATCCAGCCGGACCGCATCCTCGCTGACCTCCAGCTCTTCCATGTAACTGCCTACATCCCAAGACCAGCGCCGCCCTTTTGCGCCAGTGGTCCAGGTCAGTTCAACAGTTCGGGCATCGACATCTACTGAGCCAGCCCGCACAGCGGCGCGCAGGCTGAGCATGGGAGTTTCATGGGTCTTGTTCGTCGTCGACTGGGTCTGATTTGCCATCGTCGGTTTTCTCTTCAGTAGGTGGCGTCTGACTGGCTGCACCGGCGGCGGCAACCATGCGAGGGTCGCAGTCGAGGACCAAGCCCAGGCTGTCGATCAGTGCGTTGGAGTCGGCAATATCCTTGGCGTGTTGCTTCGGATCAGTGACGCCAAGCTCGCGCAACGCATCCGGCCACGTCGTCAGCCCGTTGCGGACTCGATCTTTGACATTGTCGGTTTCGGTCTTCGGATCGACCATGTCGCGGCGCGGCGGTACCCATTGGGCTTTGACGTCATCTCGGACGCCCGCAGGGAGGAGCACTTGCGCCTCCATGAACCAGCGCCAGACCTGATCGCAGAGCTGTGGAATCAGCATTCGCCATTGCCACACGTCCACGCGTCTGGCGAAGTGAAGCCAGCCGAGGCGACCACTCGAGAAATTGACGCCCTTCAGGTCACCGGTCAGCAGTTCGTAGGGGATGCCCATGCCCACCGCCATTGCGTGCAACTGCTGCCATGCGTAGGTGGTGTAACCGTTGAACGACGGTGGGGTGCCGAAACTGACGCTCTCCCCAAAGCCGAGCTCCTGGATGATCCCGGGCTCAACCCTATCCAATAGCGGTGGTTTCTTCCCTCCTGATGCGCTGCTGTTTTCGTCCTTGGTGATGAAGGCTGCGAAGCAAGAGGCAATTTTTGCCTGCTCCATCACCGCATCTTCCATCTCGTCGAAGCTGCGCATGCGCTGCATGACGGGAGCGAACCAGGTGTAGCCTCGGGCTTGGCCAGGTCGCTTCGGAAGGAAGATATGAATAACGTCTTCGGCGGGAACCCGCTTGGACTGCATCGAGCCCCATACGCGGTTACCGCCCGGGTGCTCATCGAAAAGCCAGTAGGCAACCCGGCGACCCAGTGCGTCGAACTCAATGCCCTGGATGATCCTGTTCAATCCGACGATGCCGGCCTTACTCTCGTCGAGAAAATCCGGCTCGAGCAACTGAAGCTGAACCGGAACCGGCAGGCCGTCGGAACTGAACCGGCGCCGACGGCGCAATAAACACTCACCGGATTCCGCAACCGTTTCCATTATCTTGTGCTGCAGGCCGTAGAAGTTCTCCAGGCCGTCAGCATCGCAAAGTGTGGCTTCTGCCCAAGCTTTCCAGAGAGCGACCAACGATTTGTTGTCGCGATCCTTCCCCATCGGTCGGGGCACGATACCGGCGCCAACCACGTTGTCAGCGATGCCAGTAACCGCACGCTCGGCGTATGGGTTGTTCCGGCGCATATCACGCGCACGGTTCCGAAGCACGGCAAGGGCCGGGGCGTTCTCAGCGTTGGCATCTGTACCAGCGCTGCGCCAGCCATCATTTCTGCGGCCGCCGGCAGCGCCTTCAAACCGGCGTTTGATCATGTCCAGTGCCATGTCAGTACGCAGTTTCTTCAACCGCTGTTCTGAACGCTTGGCAGCGAACCCGGGGAACAGGTCGTCAATCATCCCCATATCAGTACCCCTTGGAGAACGAAGCGTACCGACGGCCGCCGTCGTTGCAGGCATTCAGCCCAAGTTCGGTAGCCATCAATTTGAGGATCCGCATCATCTCGTCGAGTGATCGGTAGGTGACGCTCTTGTCGGCATAGCGGACCGACAACGCCCCTTCGGCGATGGCCGCCTGCAGGGCGTTGTATTGCTCGATCGTGTAGGCCATCAGTTTTTATTCCAGTGAGAGGATTTCTTCCGCGGCCGTTCTTCCGCGTCCGATTCATTGCCGCCCGTTACAGCAGCAACCAGAAGATCGAGGTCGAGCCCGAACCGCTGCTGGCAGATGCGAAGTGCGGCGAGCGCGTACACGAAGCAATCGAGCGCCTCGTTTCGGCGGCCGCCGCTGTCCCAGCGCATCACGCGCTTGCCTTTGGAGATGGCTGCTTTTTTCTTTTCGGAGGTGAGCTGCTTGACCTCCGACTCGTCGCAGATTTTGTCGTCAGCCGGGAGGTGAACCACCCCGGGCTGTGACACGCCAGCCTGGGAAGCAGACGTATCGACAGGAAGCGCCATCCGGCTGTAGAGCAGTTCCTTGGCGTTGTCGGTACCGACCTCGGTGAGGAAGACCTTATGCACCTTGTTTTTTGTGCGTGGAAAGTTCGCGATCGGCTTGCCGTAAATGGTCGCACCACGGATGGGAACCACCCAGTGCACGCCATGCTTGCGGCTTTCGGCGTAGACCTCGTCCGCATAGTGACCGCCGGCGTCCCACGTCCAGCGCTCCACCTTCATGATGGTGCCGTCCACGCGAGTGAACTGACGGTGCAGCTCGAGGCCAACCTTTCGGCGCAATTCCTCGCTGGCAGGGTCACCCATCAAAATAAAACGGTGAACCAGCCAAGCTTCCTCGCCCGGGCCAAAGGCCCAGACCCGGCCCTCGAAGCGGTCGTCCTGGGTATCGATGCCGCCAACCAGGACAAGACCCAGTGAAGGGACCTGCGGGTAAACCTCGCGTCGCCCATACAAAACTTCGTGATCGAGCTTCTCGCCCTGGTCGTCATCCCACGTTTCACCGCGGGTGGTGTTCATGAAGGTGATCAGCTTCGAGACGTCGCCTTTGATCTTCAGCCACTCTTCGGCCAAGCTGAGCCAGGTGCTCCAAGTGCTGTAGATCGCCCAGATACTGAAGCTGACCGAGCGCGGTGTGCGGATGATTTCGTCATCAGCACCAAACCAGTCCATGCCATCGCGGGTCCAAATGCCGGTGTGTTCGCAGATCCAGCGGCCAGCCCTGGACGCCTCGACCATTTCGTTGTGCCAGATGATGCAGGCGGCGTGCTCGCACACGTACCAGGCTTTCTCAGCTTCACCGAGCGCGTTCTTTTCCCACTTCAGGCCGAACTCGCAATCCTTGCCGCCCCACTTCAGCGTCTGCTCCTGCCGGCAGTGCGGGCAGTCGATGTGAAACTTGAGCAGGTACGGCGACTCTTCGACGGCCTTGGTAATCTGGCAGGAGCCCACGCGCTTTGGCGTTGAGCCGCGAATTGACTTCGGATAGATAGCGCCATTGAGTCGTTTATAACCCAGGGTGATCGGCGCGCCCTCGCCTTCGACGCTTTCGTCAAAGTTCGAGAGTTCGTCGTAGATTACCTCGTCAGCAGATTTCTCACGATAGTTGCGCGAAGCCTTGCCGCCCCGAATCCAAAGGGTTCGCCGGTTGGCGAATATCTTCTGGTCGAGGGTGTTGTCGCTGTGCTTTCGGCCAAACCATGGGGCCAGGTCACCCAGCACAGGAACGTCACGGATCATGCCGTTGACGTGGCTTTTACTGATGTCCTCGGCGTCCGGGTCGGTCGGGCTCCACATCATGACGTTGCGGCGCTTGTGCTGGATCTTGTAGCCGATGTTCGCCATCAACAGCTTGGTGTAACCGATCCGCGCCGACTTGATGAAGTTGACGACATTGATCAGGTCGTTGCCCATGCTGTTCAGGATTGCAACCTGAAACGGCTCGGTCGTCCATTTGCCCTCGTTGTAAGAGGACTCGGCGGACATGTAGAAGTTTGCGTCCGCCCATTCGACGGCGGTTTGCGGTGGTTCTTTGTAGAGCGCCTGGAGTCCTAGCTTGATCGACTTGCGCAGATCATTCAGCCATGGACTCAACGTACTCATCTAATAATTCCGGAAGTTGCTCACCAAAACTGGCAGCAATATTGCGAGCAAGCGCGATCTCCCGCTCCACCGACTCGATGATCCGAGGGTCAACCTCCGGGTGACGCCGAGTGACGGTCTTGCCGACGGTGTCCAGTTTCGAGCCGATCTGTGCGGCGATTCTCGCAAGAGCGAATGTGGCGAATGGAACCGGCACCAGCTGCTTGTCCAGCACCAGGTTCTTCTTCTCCTGGGCGATCCGTTGGGCGGCAGTGAGTCCTCGTCGCTCCTCGAGCAGCTTGTACTCGATCAGCGGATCGAGACCTTCGGTTCCCTCACCCATTGGTTGTTGTTTGCGCATCGAGTGTTCAACGCGATTTTCGACCACGTTTTGCACGGTGTAGAACGCCTCTCTTCCGATGCGTGCGACAGGCGCAACTCCCCATTTGTCAAAGGCTTGCGGGGAAATGCCGAGGCTCGAAGCCATCTCGGATTTGTTCAACCACCCGCGCTGTTTGGTTGTTTCGTTTTTGGCCATGATTAAACAACAACCAACCTCTGAAAAAAGGTCATACATATTTGATGGGCGGGGCCCGAATTACCCGCAAGGGGTTGGGGGCCTGGGAAGGACCCAAAGGGGGGGGGTACCCCCCTGCCCTGACCGTCAGCCCCGGGCTGTCGACAGCGCCTGATCCATCGCGCTGGCGAATTCCTTCGCTCGGTTCGCCTTCACGATGTTGTCTGCGATCTTGTAGAACGGAACGATCACTCGATAGACAGGCTCACCCTCACTGAAGATGAAGACAGGGCGAACGGCATCACCGAACGCGGTCTTCCTCCTCTCCCAGATACCGTTGGTGCCGTCGACATCGCCTGCGAAATACTTCTGCGCATTGCCTTTGCGCTTGCTGCGCTTACTGCCTGTGGCGTTGGCCTGCACTCCACTGACAGTCTCGGCCGCTCCCAGGCCCGACAGAATCTTCATGATTGTGCCGCGTGGTACGTTGCCGAACTCGTTAAGTGCGGATGCGGCCGGGAGTGCGTACTGCTCAGGCTTCATGATGCCGCGAGCGATGAGCGCCTTTTCGAAACGCTTATGTGGTCGACGACCACCTTTGACTGACTGTTGCAGGTACGTGTCGGCAGGAACGCCAGACGTCCAGGCATCCTTGAAGAACGTGCGCGCTTCGGGGTTTCCTTTCTTGGCGACCTTCACATACAGGCTGTTCATCGTGGTGGCGGTCGGCCTATCGAGGCGAGCCCTCATCACTGACAGCTCGCCCTTCTTCACGAGCATGGCCAGGCGTGTTGCCGTGAGCGCCAAAGCGAAAGGAAGCTGCTTGTCGCTCAATGTGCGTAGAGCCTTGGAGAGCTCTTCGATATTGGGACGGGCGTCGATTCTGACCACGTTGCACCTTCGCTGGAGTGGTGAAAGCTTTCAGAGCCAGACATCAATGACCGAACTATTTTGTCAGTTTCTTCTGGACGATCACGCGGGCAATCATCACCAGAAGGCCCAGCACGCCATAGGCAATTGGCGGCAGCACGGCCTGTAGGGATGGCATCAACTGTTCAGCTACGCCCAGCACCGCGATAGCGCCGCCGGCCTGAACACTGGTCATGCTCATCGCTTGATTCCAGTTGTCGATCAGTTGCATGGGTCACTCCTGCCGCTTGGGCAATTTGAAGTCGGTGAATCGGTCAGCCAGTGCAGCAACCTTCTTCACGCCAAGGGTGCCGATGATGGCACCCAGCGCTGCCGCTAGACTCGATGGAAGGTTGAAGTACTCGAGCAGCGGAAATGCCCCGGCCGTGATCGCGCCACAAAGGCAGGATTCGAGCAGGGCCTGTCGCCGCCCGCCGCCCCCGTAGATGACACGCAAGAAGGCGATCCAGCACGACAGCGTCGCGGCATAGAACATTGGGGAATGTTGGCTGAGCCAGGCCATGACGATGAGCCAGGTATCTGGTTTGTCGGGCATGTTTGGCATCCGGATTCCTCCCTTGCGGGGAGTGCATTAGATCCGGCCCCAGCAGCACTCCCAGCTCGGAGCAATGGGTGTGGTGGAGCCGAAAACGAAAAAAGCCCCGGCAAATGCCGAGGCTCGAAGAACTGTAGAAAGCAAAAAGCCCAACTCAGGGTCGGGCTTTGCTCGCGGAAAAACCGCAAAGTAATGTGAAATCTATAGATCTGGACCGGGGGTGTCAACAACCCAAATCAAAGATCAGTTGGCCATCTCGCAATCCTTGAACATAGGAATTTTGGCGACATCCCCTTTGCCCGTGCAAATCACATTCACGGTCGCCCCTTTCTTCAGGGTGGCCATAACGGACATGTCTGACTTATCGAAGGCGAACTGTGGACCCAAGAACTCATTTGTTCCCGCCAGCACCAGGTAAGGGTTACCCATAAAGTCCGTATTGATGTCAGTGATGCGACCACTGATTTTTACTTTCTTGTCTTTGAACTGCATGTCTGCAGCAACCGTGTTTTCCTCATAACTCAATGCAACCTGTCGAGCTGTGAAGCTTTTGAGGGGCTCAGCCGGAGCTGCAGCAGGCGCAGAGGCGGACGAAGAAGTTGATGCCTGCTGAACAGGGGAAGTTCGCGCACTAGTTGGGGTCGACGGAGCAGCCAATACAATCAAGAAGCCCAGAACAAGCCAAGCGAAACCGATAATCCGAGAAAGTACCGAGTGTCCTTTTCGCAAGAGGAACCAACTAAAAATCATCGGGATAAACAAGATACCAATCCCGAGAAGGAATCCAACTTGGCGTTTTGCAGGCGCAGTCACATCATTCATAGAGCTCTCCATGGCAATCAGGCAGGAGCCGGCATTTTGAACGGGCCACCACCAAATTGCCACTAGCCGATATTTACTTGATCACGCAGCCTCTCGACGAATATCCAAAGCTCCATCAATCCAGGCAATGCCCGCCTTCCAAAGCTGCCTGGTCTTCTCTTCACCGAAGCCCAATTTCTTGCCCACGTCGACCAGGGCCTTATCCCGAGCGGTGTAGTACTTCATCAGCACGTTGCCGCACTCGGGGTATCGCTTCAGCAGGCGGCCCATCAGCCCGTCAATCATCAAGGCGTCGTCATCGGTGATCATGGGCGAGTGCAAGGTGTTCTCTCGAGACGCGCAGCAGGACACCCCGGATCCCAGCACCACCCAGCGGCCCCAATGCTCCAGCAGGTCTTCCGATGTGCGCTCGGTGAAGCTCTTCGTTCTGGCCATTGATCAATCCCCTGTGAAATTCGATCCGCCGGCGCCGCGGCGGTTGTTCTGTTCGTACTGCGCGGCCGGGCCATGCATCAGCACCGGGCGCTTCAATAGTTCAACCTGGTGTTCGGCGGCCTGAAGCCGAATGCTCAGCTGGGTTACCAGTACCTCCAGCGGCAGCGCCTCGCCAGTATCAGCCGACACCCAGCCGGAGGCGTTGCACTGCACACAGGCCAGTTCGTGAAAGACACCCGACACCACCGCGCGGCCCTGGCAAGTCAAGCACTTGGCCAGGTCCAGTTGGGCGGCTCTGAAGGCGGGACCGTGGTTTTTTTTCATGGCCTTCACTCGATCCATTCGCCGCGACCCCAGCTCATGGGGTTGAACCATCGCCACGCAGGCACCCAGACCACCACCGTATCCCTCCAGCCCTGTCTTTGACCGCAATGCCCGCACAGTTTCAGGTTCTCAAACGAGTTGTAGAAACTGGCGCGGTGACGGTCGATGTGGCTAATCGCGTTGCAGGATTTACAGGACAAAGCGTGATGAAATGCCATTTTTAAACCTCGCCTATGGTTGATTCTTGAATGGCCTTGCAGCCCTTGTGTTCCGTGGCTTTCAGAGAATTACCGGAATCTTCAAATCTAAAGCCGGTCAATCCGTGAATGACTGCAAACCCTTTCTGATCTAGATGCGCGTGCCACTGCTCCAGTGCGTCACGCTTGCGCGCCATGACGTCGGACTGGATGTACACCTTCACGTTGTGGCCCATGGCGTGATTGATCAGCAGCTCGCCAATCAGGTGATCGACGCCGAGGTCTGCCCAGCCGGTGCGCGCCACCTTGCGCAGGTCGTGACTGGTCCACTCCCCCTTACCCAACCGACGGAACACGGCGCAGCCCTGAGCCTCACCAAGTGCCTTGCCGTTACGCGCCGGGAACAGGAACTGACCGTCATAGCCTCGGGCATACTGACCGTCGCGGTACTGGATCAGCAGTGCGCAGACCTGCTCAGTCAGGGGCAGATGATGCTCGACGCCGGTCTTGGTGTGCTCGGCCGGGATGAACCACTCGCGATCGGCCAGGCTGATGTGCGACCAACGCGCCATGCGGGTTTCGCCGATCCGCGTGCCGTGGCACAGCATCATCAGGGCCAGCATCGAATCCAGCGGCGCAGCGGGCATGACCTCAGCCAATTGCGCCAGCAGGCCTTCCAGTTGAACGCCACGCAGACGGGACGGCTTGATCCCGACCTTCGCTTTGGAGAAGTCGTTGAACTTGATCGCCGCCATTGGGTTGGTCGTGATCAGGCCCAACTTAAAGGCCTGCCGGAAAGCCAGGGCCAGCAGCTGGAACACCGACCGCACGTAATCGATGGAGATTGTTTCCTGCAACGGCCACATGAGCTGGTTGTCCAGAGCGGCTTTGTCGACGCTGATCAGCGGCAGGTCGCCAAGGCGCGGCACCAGGTGGCATTTGATCATCGAGGCGCCGGTCTTCTTGCGCTTGGCCGACAGGTTGCGGTCACGCGACATGCGATCGGCGTACCAGCCCAGCAGCTCACCTACGTTGTCCCACTTCGAAAGACTCGCACCCTCCCCGGCGGCCAGGCGCAAGCGGATCGACGGCAGCGCCGCGACGACCTGCGTGTGAAAGAGCTCAGGGTATTTCCCGATAGGGTTCCATTTACCCTTGAGCACCAGGAACCACGAACCACCGTTGCGGGCCTTGTTGAATCGCAAGTACAGGCCCTTGTTCTCGAGGTCGCGCAGGTCCTGAACAGTGCCGGCGGCCTGACGCTTGATTTCGGCCTGAGTGATCTTCACGGCGGCGCTGGTCATGCGGCCACCACTGTAGGAGCGAGCCGAAGGTAGGCGCGGATCTGCTCGATCGTATCGAAGTGGCCACGGCACACGACCGCGAGGTAACCCTGCTCATTGAGCTTGCGGATGCGCTCATGCTGGCTTGGCGAAATGGCGGCATCGTTTGGCGGCGTGGCCTTAAACTCGATATACAGGCCAAAGAACCCACCGCGAGCCATGGTCAGCACCAGGTCGGGAATACCGGCCTTCACGCCCTGGGCTTTCAACTTACCGGCGACTGCCTTGACGCGGTGCCCGCCGTTGGGAACGTGATACATCAGCTCGAACACTGCCGGGTAACGCAGCTCAAGTTCGCGCATCAATGCGGCCTGCTCCTGCCCTTCCCGGTCGACTGGCTTAGCGCGCACGGTCCTTTGCTTGAACAGCTTGGGCTTGGCGGGAGTCATACTTTTTCTCCAGTAGATCGGTCGATTACTTCAAAGGTCGTAGGCCACATCCGTACACCGTAGGTTTTGGCCATCTCAACGCATCTGAAAATGGCCACCGCGCGGTCTGGCTCGTAGGTGAGATCCCACTTGTAACCGCAGGAGTGCACGGCATACCGATAATCGGCGGGGTCAGTTGGTGCGAGATATGGGTTAGGCACGGGCACCTCCCAGCGTGGCGCGCAGCTGTGCAAGGGCGCCCAGGCCAACTTCAGGTGTCGCCTTCGTCACGGTGCGCGCTGGCAGCGCTTTGGGCATTGGCTGAAGCGGCAGGCCGGCCAGCAAACGGCGAATGGTGATTGTGTAGTTGCGCTCGAACAGCTTCAGGCTGAGCGGGGTATCGAGCTTGTTCAGGCTTTCGAACCCGCACTCCTTGGCCGTGTGCCACACCGCGTCATGTGACCACTTGCCCTGCCCAGCCATGCCCGGATGCGCGTTACGGCATGCCTCCCGGTGTGCGGCGGCGAGCGGCGGCAGACCCAGCATTTCAGGTGTCGGTTTGCACCATTCGATGAACTGGCCGGGGCTTGGGATGAAATCACCTGGCTGCTTGCGCACCTGGGCCATGCCGAAATCAATCTGGCCCTGAGTGCAGATGCCTTCCTCGAGAAAAGCCTGAAACCATTGGCGCTTCGAAGCCTGATAGGTTTCCTTGTCCGGCCATGCCTGGCGCCACGCCGACCGGATGGAACGTAGTTCCTTGAACAACTCGTTGATGGCTGTCACCAACGTGCTGTGGCCTTCATTCACTGTCGGAGTTGCATCCCCCGCCGCGATGAACTCACCGGACTGGGCTTTGGCCCAAAGGTCCTGAGCGATCACAGAGACGGTCTTCATGACGTCACCCCGTTCGGCCAGTCGGTGTCACTATCGTCGAAATCGGAGGCTGGTGCCTGCTTCGGCTTGAACTGCTTCACATTCGAAGCGGCGGATCGGGCTTTATCGCTGAGCACCCACTTGACCAGCATCTGCACCCATTCGGCCTGGGTGTTCACCTGCCCGCGGGATTCGTAGTGAGCGGTAAATGCGCGGCGCACCTCATCGGTGAACATGGTTAGGACCACACCAGAATGAGTGGCATAGGTCTTCAGCAGCTTGGCATCTGGCTGCCAATCAAGGGTCATTTCGCTGGGCATCCGAGGATCAACTGGCTCATGCGCAGAGAGATGTTCTTTATTCTTCTCTTTCTCTTCTTTAGGTAACGCACCGCTAACGTTTGAAGCGTTACTTTTACCGTTACTGGCTTTGTGATTCGCAACACGTTTTGCCGTGAGAAGCCTGTTTTTAGCGGTCTTCCCGTTGTGCCGCTCGAAATGCGGAAGACTGATGACGCCCTCGGCCTCGATCATCCAGGAGACCGATTTCATGTGCTCGCAGAAACCGATAACGCCTACGAGGCGATCCAGTAACTTTTTGCTAACGCTCGGAGCGTTACCATTCTCGGTTTGTTGGTCGAACCATCCCCACACACGCATCAGCTTGCCGACGACCGCGTCGGGGTCGATATCGGCCAGGTCCGCAATCTGGCAGACCTCTGGCTTG